GGCTGATGATGGAAAATAATAATAAAAATATTAATAATTAATAAACATGGCAGAATTCGTATTTACCTCTCCGGGTATAAAATTTAGAGAACGTGACTTAACATTCGTTACGAGAAATGTGGGTATAACGACACTTGGTGGTGTTGGTGAAACACTTAAAGGACCCGCCTTTGAACCTATTTACATTCAAGACAAAACCCAATTTTCAAACAGATTTGGTGCTCAGAGTGTAGCTAAATTATCAAATGGAAATCCCCAATATCAATTACCATATGTAGCTAATGCATATTTAGAAGAATCTAACCAAATGTGGATAACAAGAGTATTAGGTTTAAGTGGATATAATGCTGGCATGGCATGGGCAATTACGTTAGAAGCGGGTGTTGACCCGATAACAGTATCGGCAACAACAGCAACAATTTTTGAAAATGTGCCGTTTACTAATTACGCTTTTTTAGGCGTTGGAATACAGGCAATCGGTAACACTGGTACAACATTTTTAGGTTTTGATAAAATAAGCGGAACTAATTTTACTGGTAGGTCATATAATTTTATTGTCACATCATATACGGCAGCTACAGGTGCTGGTGTGGTAAGTGGTGTTACTAGAGTATTTGTTGGAACTGAATATACGGCATATAAAAATATGGTGTTGGCAAAAGTTAGAAGTAGAGGTACTACTTATGACCATGTAAATTTACCAACATCTGTTAGTTGGGGTACAACTGGTCTTACACTACCACTTTCTGCCAATACAACAACTTTAGGTACTGGTAATTTGTTTGGTACATTTAAATTGATCGCAACAAGCGGCTCAACAGCACAAACATATATTGCATCATTAAATCCTGATGCTAGTAGTTTCTTACCAAATGTAATTGGTTTAACACCAAAAGACAAAACAACTAAAATTTGGACTGAAGCAGTATATCCCGACTTAATTAAAAAACTTGATGGTGGTGGCGATACATATCCAACAGGATTAACTGCATTTGGAATATCTGGTGTTGCACCATATGCTTTTGGCGTTAGCAGTTCTTTAATTAAATGTGAATCTAGTTTTTTCCGTAATTATAAAACACAGTTTAAAACACCTGAAACACCTTGGGTTGTATCACAAGTAAAAGGTAACAAAGTAAGCCAATTAATGAAATTCATAAGTATTTCTGATGGTGATGCAGCAAACCAAGAAATTAAAATTAGTATTGCTAATATTAATCCATTAACCTTAGAGTTTGATGTACTTGTTCGTAGTTTTTATGACACAGATGATAATGTAAACATTTTAGAATCATTCACAAGGTGTTCAATGATTATTGGTCAAACCAATTATATTGGACAACGTATAGGTACTTCTGATGGTGAATATGACTTACAAAGTCAATATATTATGGTTGAGGTCGGTACTGACATTACTGTTGGTGATTTCCCAGCTGGCTTTGAGGGATATTTATTTAATAACTACGCTGTTTCGGCTACCACAACTGGAAGTACTTCTGGAATTATTGCTGGTATTACACCAAAGATTTTCTATAAAACACAATATAATAGTGATGAGAGAGTTAAAAAAGTATATTTAGGTGTTTCTGAAAATGGATATGATGCTACGGGTGTTATCGGTACTGGAATTAATCAAAATTACTTCAACTTTAATGGTCAAGATAGCACTGGTAGCCATGTTAAAACAAAAGGATTCCACATGGATAAGTATGCATCTGGTGTTACAGAAAATGGTTATACTTTTGATTGCGGTGCTGGTAAATTTCAAACCGCAGATGACGTTACCGATCCAACGTTAACATACTATGACATTAACACCAGAAAATTCACATTAGCACCTGCTGGTGGTTTTGATGGCTGGGATGTAAACAGAGGTACTGATGGTGTTGGCTATTCTCGTTCATATGGTGATAACTACAGTCTCAATAAAATTTGGGATGGCGTTAATGCTAATGGAAACCCAACAAATGACTTTCAAGCATGGCAAACAGCAATTAACACATATTCAAATCCTGAAGAAGTGACGATTAATGTATTTACGACACCGGGTATTAACTGGTCAGATCAAAACATTTTAGTTCAAGACACAATCGAAATGATTGAACAGCAAAGAACCGATACACTTTATGTAATTGATACGCCAGATGTAAATATTCCAACAACAGTTGGTGATGGTGGTAAGAGTGATGTTATTGTGGCACAAGATATTACCGATTTACTAGATAATGCTGGTATTGATTCAAGTTATTCTTGCACATATTTTCCTTGGATTCAAATAAGAGATACTCAGAATAATGTTAATATTTATATTCCACCTACAGGTGAGGTTGTAAAAGCAATGGCATTTACTGATAATACTTCATTCCCTTGGTTTGCACCAGCTGGTTTAAATCGTGGTGTAACTGGAGCAAGAAAATCCAAATATAAATTGTCTCTTGAAGCTCGTGATACACTTTATGCTGGTAGAATTAACCCAATGGCTGACTTTGCAGACTCTGGAACAGCAATTTTTGGACAAAAGACACTTCAAGTTAAAGCAAGTGCACTTGACAGAATTAATGTTCGTAGATTATTACTTCAAATTAAAGTACTTATTGCAAACATTGCAATCAGACTTGTATTCGAACAAAATGACCAAGCAACCATTGACCAATTCTTAGCAAAAGCAACTCCTGTTCTCGATACAATCAAGAGAGAAAGAGGTTTAACCGACTTTAGAATTAAAATGGATAATAGCAATAACACTCCTGAAACAATGGACAGAAACGAACTTTATGGTGAAATATTCTTAAAACCAACACGTGCTGTTGAATTCATTGGAATCACGTTTACAATCACACCATCAGGTGCATCATTTTCAGATGTTGGTGCATAAATAAAATTTTGGGTGAGTTAATAATTTTAATTCACCCAAAATTTAAAACATAAATAATTTATATTTGATTTTCAACATGTAAGTATTTATGATAAAAATAAGATTAAAATTATTAAATAATAAATAAAATGGCAGGAGAAATGATAAGGGGTATTCCATTTGAATACGAACCAAAAAGGGTTAATAGATTCTTTGCGGAATTCTCAAATGAATTAGGTATAGAGGTCTGGAAAGTACAAAAGTTCAAAAGACCCACAATGAAAATCAATTCAGTACAAATTGATTATATGAATGAAAGAAATTATGTTGCTGGTAGATATAACTGGGAATCAATGAGTGTTACATTCATCGATCCAATCGGTCCGTCCACCTCACAACAACTTATGGAATGGGTTCGTTTACACGCAGAATCACTTACAGGTCGTATGGGTTATGCTGCGGGATATAAGAAAAATATTCTTCTAAAAGCATTAGACCCAATTGGGGTCGAAGTTGAAAAATGGTTCTTGGAGCAGTGCATGATTACCTCAATTGACTTTGGTGATAATGATTATGGAAGTGATGAATTAACAAACATAACTTTGGAACTCCAACCTTGGAGATGTATTCTTAACATGTAATCAGATTGTTAGATGTTTAAAAAAGCCACAACTTAATATTGTGGCTTTCAATTCAGTACAAATTGATTATATGAATGAAAGAAATTATGTTGCTGGTAGATATAACTGGGAATCAATGAG